TGTCAGGAATGACAAAGGCAGCAGGGGTCTACACAAAGCAAGGAAAGACCATGAAAGAAGGTCTCAAAGAGACCATTGAAGCCATCAAGAACAGTAAATCAGAGACTGAAGCAATGGGGATCGCTATGGAGATCTTTGGTGCTAAAAAGGCCCCTCAAATGGTCGATGCCATCAAGCGTGGAGCTTTGAGCTTTGATGAACTTGGAAAAACATCTAAAGAGTCAGCAGGGTTAGTTTCACAAACTTACGAAAGCACTCTAGATCCTATTGATAAATTCACGACAGCACAAAATGGCTTGAAAATTGTCATGGCTGAGGTCGGTGGAGCAATTGCTGAAACATTTGCTCCAGTGCTTGATGTACTTGTAGGCCTTTTTAAAAATGTCGCAGAATGGGTAAATAAATTACCTGGGCCAATTAAAGAACTTGTAGTTGTATTTGGAAGTATTGTGACAGTAGCTGGAGTACTGTCCCCAATATTCCTCGCATTACAAGCGGCAGCAATGGCGGCTGAAACCACTATAGGTGGACTGATAGCTGCTGCATTACCAATAATTGGAACAGTTATAGCAGTAGCTGCTGCAATTGCTGGAATTATAGTAGTTATTAAGTATTTATGGGAAACCAATGAGGGATTCAGGACCGCTGTTGAAACCGTCTGGAATGCTATCATGTCAGTCATCAATACTGTTGTCCAAGCCATTTCAAGCTTTGTAATGGATATTTGGGGAACACTGACAACATGGTGGAACGACAATCAGCAACTGATCAGACAGACAGCAGAGACCGTCTGGAATGCCATTTCAGCAGTAGTGACGACAGTCATGAATGTTCTTGGACCATTCATTGAGACTGCTTGGAACAATATTTCAACCATTGTTTCTACAGTATGGGACACCATCAAAACTGTTGTTGAAACAGCCATCAACGTGGTTTTAGGCATCATCAAGACTGTGATGCAGATCATCAACGGGGACTGGTCTGGGGCTTGGGAGACCATCAAGGGCATTGGTGAAAATATCTGGAACGGGATCAAAAGTATCTGTGAATCTGTATTCAATGCAATGGCTCAAATCTTATCTGGAATTTGGGACACAATTTCCGGTACGGCTTCAACTGTTTGGAACGGGATCAGCTCAACTCTATCTGGGATTTGGGATGGAATCACAGGAACAGTTTCAACTGTATTCAATGGGATTTCTAGCACAATTTCAGGAGTTTGGAATGATATCAGCTCAACCGCTTCAAGCATTTGGAATGGGATCAAAGACACAATTGACACAGCTATCAATGGAGCAAAAGATCTTGTAGGAAGAGCCATTGACGGAATTAAAGGTTTCTTCAATTTCCAATTCAAGTGGCCACATATCCCACTACCTCACTTTAAGGCCAGCGGGTCACTGAACCCAATGGACTGGCTGAAAGGTAAGGGAATTCCAAGTATCGGAATTGACTGGTATGCCAAAGGTGGGATCTTAA